GATACCACGAGGTCAGCGACCATGGCCTTTCCATAAGCTTCTGACATATTTTCAAGCCCAACGATATCAGAATTTGCAGAATCTCTATTCGCTTGAGAAGCAGTCCAAATAGGTATCCGCAATTCCATCGCAAGGTTTCTAAGCTCTTCATAAATTAGTTTAAGCTCGTGACGTAAAGAATCATACGATCGTGTGGACCGCATAATATCGGCATAATCAATTACCAAAACACTCGGCTTAAACCCTCTAAGAGCAAGCTTTTCTATGTGGTTCCTAATCGTTGTAACAGACGGATACCCTGTCGGATACTCTTTGATAATGAGTCTACCAAGGTCTTCATTTTCTTCATAAAATTTCTTTACACGATCTTTATTATCGACGACGTCTGATGAAGAAATGCCACAAAGATTCGAATCATACCGAATGCCAACCGCATTCTCTGTTAATTCGAACGTATAGTGTAATACATTCTTTCCGACCCTCATTGCATTTGCGCCCATTTGTACCAGATAATGAGACTTGCCGACACCAGTATTTGCTGTTACAACACCAATCTCACCTCTTCCGAGACCACCAGCGAGTATATCTTTCGCATCAAGTTGCGGAATACCAGTTGGACAAACGCAACGATTAACTTTCTGAAAGCGTGCTTCCATATCCTCAAAAAAATCATGACCTACGGTATTCGCTAGACCAATCGAAACTGCGTTCTTCATGAGTGAAATAACGGACTCAAAATTATCTGTGGAGATAAGCTCAACTGACTTTTCAAGAGCTTCTTTAAATGCTTGTCTCTTACAAAAATCAAGTGACTTTTCTTTTACATAAGCAATATCACCGGGGTGTGGGTTCTCTTTTGCTCTTATCAAATAGCTTACGATCTGGTCACGGAGCAAAACATCACCGTCTTCGCTTAACCCATCTTTGATAATACTGATTAGCAAAGCTTGGGTGGGAAAACATCTATACTCAGTAAAGTACTTAAAATATTTCTCGCAAAGATACTCAAGGTATCGCAGCTCAAAAAAATCTGGTCTCATAACTTCGACCATTTGCGCAGCCCACTGGTGATCTGTCAATAGTCCTTGCAAAATCTTTTCTTGAAAAGACTTATTATATTGCCTAAACTGGCCACCTGGAATTTCATTCAAGATATTATTGTTAGCGAGTGCGCTCATTATTTTTTTTACCCCAATGTTCGTAAGGTCATGAACAATTTATCATAATCGAAGTTTTTTATTCCCAATGCCCTTAGGGAACGAATAAAGCCAAGCTTATCTCTCTTTAAGCTGGAAATTTCAAGTGCTTCATCTATTTTCTTAGCCTGAGCTCCCGATACATTTCCATGTCCCAAATACATAAGCTTCCAATTTTTGTTGACAGTATCTTCGTGATCTATGATGCTATCATAGAGCTTCAGACGCTTTTGTTTCCGAAGATCTTCACATTCTGTAAGTATGTCGGAAACAGCCAGAGATTCTCCGCTTTCCAAACGAGCGAACCTTTTCGCCAGGCTCCTAAACCCAGCTCCAGGGACACCTTTTAGCCCGTCAGACCCATCACCGACAAAGCATCTTGCCAAACAAAAATTTACAGGATGTATCCTAAACTCTTGTAACACTTTATCAACTGTCCACTCTCTCTTGCTGCCTGGAGACCAAACGCTAATCCTCTCATCAATTAATTGATAAAAATCTTTATCAGTAGAAATAATGACACATTTTTTTTCTTTAAGAACGACATTACAAAGACGTGCAATTACATCGTCTGCTTCACAATCTGAAATATAGACCTGCGGTACCGCTGTCTTTCGTAAGAGACCAACTAAATTTGTAATTTGCTCATTTCTATTTGAAACTGTATCAGGTAAATCCCCAGAATAGAAACGGTTTAATTTTTCAGGTCTGCGGCCGCCCTTATAATTGGGGTCGATTGATCTTCTTCTAGGTGAGCCGCCGCCCTCCCAAACAACTATAACTGACTCTGGAGAATACCTCTCTGTCAACAGTTGAATGCTCTTCAGAAAACCGACTATGCCACCTATGGGATCCCCATTCTCTCCCATCGATGGATTTGCTACAAAATGTCTATAAAAGCAATTTAGGCCATCAATCAGTAAAATTGGTCGATCTTTCATTAGTCATTCAAGTCCGGAAGGTCTTCCAAATTAATCTCCATTGCAGCTGCTCGGACTTCTTCGTAAGACTCTGTATCAAGCATTGCATGTTCATCATCAGACATTTTTCTTATCATACATATAGCCAAAAGATCGTCTATATACTTCTGGTACTCAGCATCTTTCCATACATCTCCAAAATCGTTCTTATAAAATTTCTTCTCGATGTTAATTTCGCCCGTTACAGTGTCGGTTACAGTCAACGTTTTCCATGCGCTTGTTCCCTTAACACACACTTCTTTTCCGTCAATTATCTCGGGGCCGTGCTTCCGAAGCTCATCAAAGACTTGCTCGTGCTCAACGATTCCTTTACCGAAATGAATTTCAAAATTGCACTCCCTGAAAGGTGGTGCTACCTTATTCTTAATTGTCTTCGCGCGGACGTGAATGCCAATAACTTCTTTGCTCTTATTGGTAATCTGTTGACCGGCGCCGAGCTTGATTCGTACAGATGAATGGAAAGGAATCGCCTTACCCCCGGGAGTAGTTGTGGGATCTCCATACATAACTCCAATTTTTGTTCGAATTTGGTTTAAGCAGATAAACAGGACATTCTGATTTGCAATGACACCTGTAATTTTGCGCATACCTTTAGAGATGGCGCGTGCTTGTAAACCAATAGAATTTTGTTCGTATGTTCCATCTAATTCGGCCTTAGGAGATGAAGCAGCAACAGAGTCCCAGATAATGGTTACTGGTACGTCTTTATCCATCGCCTTGGCTTTCATTATAGTCGATTCAGCAATAGAAAGAACCTCCTCTGTGCAGTGCGTATCAACATATACGAACCGCTTGTTAATATCAACGCCAAGCAGCCCCAGGTTTTCAACAGAAGTTGCATTCTCTGTATCAATATAGACTACAATTCCGCCAAGAAGCTGGCATGATCTTGCGATCTGAATTGCGATATGAGACTTTCCAATCGAGGGAGGCCCAAATATCTCTATAATTCTCCCCTCCGGTAATCCTCCATTACTGCGATTTGCGATGATGTAATCTAGCTGTTGGGACCCGGTACTAATCCATCGATTAACATGCGTTGGAGATTCGTCTGTTGAAAGATTATACGCTACTCTAGAACCGTGCTCTTTGTTAAGAGACTTAATCAAATCAGAAGTGAAATCATCACTACCGCTACCACCTTTTTTCTTTGCCATGTTATTACCTCGTAAAAGATTATACACTCGAAATAAGAAGTGTTCAAGTAAAAAGGGAGGAAGCAATGCTTCCTCCCTTTGGGTTAAAGACCAGAGATGTTAATTAGAAACTATCATCTTCAAGGTCTGCAAACGCGTCATCAAGGCTCTTGAACTTAGACTCGATATTCTTTGGTGCGGAGCTAGTGGTAGTAGTACCGTTGAAGCCGCGTGTTGTTTCACCCTCATCGCTCTCGGCGTCATCGCCTTCAAGCCAATCATTTACGATCTTTGTCAAAGCGTCATAAGACTTTGCTTCATACATATCGTTAATATCAGGAATGTTTTCAACCCATGTCGCTGCCTGCTTATTATCACTACAAAGAGCTGATTGCTTGCCGCGGGGGCGCACTTCAGTTGTTGCCCACATACGTCCAGGCGCCTTTGTACAAATCACCTTGACATCACGACCATCTGTCGGGTCGGTGATATCGCCGTAATCTTCATCAAGCATAATATTGAGAAGAGACTGATATACTGTTTTGCCAAAAGCCCAAATACGAACACCTTTGTCTTCTTCACCGCGAACGATAACAGGGGCGTAATATCGCGCCTTGGGATAAAGCTTCTTACAAAGCTCATAAGACTCCTTTGTTCCCTCATCACGAAGCTTTGTGATGAGCTCCTGAATCGGATCGGGATCGCCAAACTGATATGGCGCAAGAAGTCCAGGGTTGTTTCCGATGTTATAGTAAAACCATCGCTCAGCGAAGGGAAGACCGTCATCATTCGCTGGGAATGACATGAGCCGAACTACGCTCTCTTCACCTTCTTGGGGACGCCACATTGTGTTGCGGCGGGAGTTATTGCCAGAAAGCTGGCCAAGCTTCTTACGAAGCGCATCAAAATTAATTGCCATGTTAACCTCCAAATGTTTAATATGCAATATTCAATTGTCTTTTGTCCTAAGGACATTTATAGTATAATAGCTAGTAGTCAGTTTTTCAAATTATTTTTTATATTCTTTTCCACCGCCGAAAGCAGAAGCATTTGCTTTTTCAGCACCTTTTCTTCGCTTCTTTCTTTCGGCAGAAGGACCCATCCCTAAAGGAACCATAGGCCCAGGCACGCCGCCGGCGCTTTGTTCATCATGGTGATCTTCATCTTCTGCCTCGCGGTCATCTTCTGCACTCTCATCAGGCTCGCCCAAGACTTCTTTCTCGAGTAACAGTCGTATATATTCTCTGATCAAATCCATACATTTAATTATTACTCAGAAAAGCGATGTGATGCATCTATCTCAAAATATTGTGGCTCAACCCTTGAAAGGTTCTCCTTTAGCCACAAGCATTCACGCTTAGCTTCCTCTTCGCTGTTCGTAGCCTTCCACCAACATGTCAATTCAGGATTCCACCTGTATCGACCTTGCTTCAAGATTACATTCTCTTCCCTTAGCGAATTCGCGGCAAAAACATGATAGTCTGGCTCTGACGCATTCTGCAACAGCTCTTGCATATATTTGTTCTTTCGCAAAAGATGAAGTGTGGCATCCACATCTGCAACTGCATTGTGAGAATCATAAAAATACCCATGCCAGGCGCAAAGCACTTCTAGAGCCTTAGAGCATCGTACGATAGGTGTCCAATCAACTTGAGTCATAGAACATCCCCAGATAGCATTCTCAGGCGCCAGTTGATTGTTTTTACGAAGGGCTATATCAATCCATTTTCTGTCAAAAGAAGCGTTGTGTGCAATGATAAATTGGCACTTTTGCAAGACACGAGAAATCTTATCCCAAGGAATACTCTTTCCTTCTAGGTCTTCATCTGTGAACCCAGTTATGTGCGTAATAATCTTAGGTAGAGGAGCTGACGGTTGCTGCAGGGCAACGATCGTATTTCTCAATCCGGAAACTTCGCCAGTGGTTGGACTCACAAAGAATGGGCGAATCGCAATCTGAATTATTTCATCCTTCAGATGATTCAAGCCCGTTGTTTCAACATCAATAACTGCTGCTACAACATCTCCATCTTCAGGCTCTCTATCTGGATCATCCAAATTAGCCAATTTATTAAGAAGTACTTTTCCGTTTAGTTCTAAATGCTTCACTGCTTCTCCAAGAATATAATCAAATTAATAGTATTTGAAAGAAGCAATGTTTACAAGAATTACTACCAATCGCCCTTGTTCGGTCCGGTGTGAACGATCACATCACCACCATCGACTTGTATTTGAAGCGGCACGTCTGAAGACAGTATACCGGCGGTCATGGCCCCCATTAAAGTGTGGTGAAGAAATTTCGCACCATTTCGAGCATCAAGCTCTCCCAGCCCGATAGACAATCCTTTCCGATCTCCCTTTGTCACCACGCCAATACCTCCGTAGGCCTGAGCCATGGTGTCTTGTTTCACAGCTTGTTTCCAA